CGAAGCTGATCGCGCCGCCAGTTCACGTAGATGGTGTTGTAGAGGGTGGCGCAGTCCGCGCGGAAGCACATGAACGAGCGCTTCCTGCCGGGGCGGTTGCACGGTGCGCCGCAGAAGATGCACTGCCCCGGCGGCGTCTCCTTCTGCAACTCAGCGATGGGTGGACAGCGTGAAGGCTTGGCAGGTTCGCGCACGTAGTTCCGCCGCGTCTTGTTCCAGCAGTTGCAGCCGCATCTCGTGAGCAGCCATCAACTCCTCCAGCCGGCGAACCTGCGTGCGCAGGGACGCAAGAACATCGGCGGTGTGACACGTCACCGTCGGAGCGGCCTCGACCGTCTGTGTCAAACTTCCTGAAAGAAGGCCCGCGAGGTACGCTGTAGCCACCGCAACCAGCCACTTCTTCATGAGCGATCACTCCTCTGAAGCGAGGTCCGGCAAAAGCGGAACGTTGCCGGGGTTGGCAGCGTCGGGGGTCGCGAGCGAGCCAGCCACCAGCTGGTCTTGCTGCTGTCGGAACTCTTCCTGCGCTGCCGCCATCATTTGCTGCGGGTCGTCCACGTCGAAGTACCGCGCGATGAACTTGGCGATGGTGGCGTTGTCGATGATGCCGGCCGTCTTCGCCGTCGTTGCGGCCTGCGTCGCTTGCAGCACGTCCTGCAAAGACGGCCGGAAGAAGTCAGGCCACTTCAGCTGGATAGTACCGCCAGAACCGGGCTCCCGCGGCTGCGCGATCTGTGTACCGTCCGGCCCCTGCACATACTTCGGAGGCAGCGCCAGCTGCTGGCGCATCAGCTGCTGGCCGTTCTCACCGTCCACCGGGCGCGGTCGGTTCAAGTCCATGGCGGCCTTCAGCATCATTTCGAGCAGCGGCTTCACGCACCGCTCGCCGTACTGCTCCCGCATCACGTCGGCCTTGGCGAGCATCGGAGCGATGTTCTTGTTGACCTCGGTGGCGGTGCGGTTGTGTTGAACGGCGCCGGTGTCGAGGAAGCACTGCGCGATCTCCAGCACCATGGTGCGCAACTCGCTCACCATGTCCATGGCCGCCTTCGGCCCAGAGGCGGTCATTTCGAGGTACTTCGCGTCACCCTTGGGAATCTGGAGTGCGTTGCCGGAGCCCTTCGACACCTGCGGGCCCATCTCTGACTCGCTGGTGATCACCAGCGTGGGGTCGCAGTTGGAGAGCACCCCGCGCTGCGCCTGCGAGAGCAGCTGGTCGATGGCCTCCATCATGTCGAAGGTGCCATGGCAGTCCGGGTCACCGTCGATCTCGTCCTGCACCGGCAGATTCTGCACCCACACCACCGGGCAGAAGCCGAAGCCGTGAGCAACCGAATTTTCGATCTCCCACTGAGGTTCATCGCCGCTCCCGACCGGCACCGGCTTGAACACGATGTCGTTCTGCTCGTCGATGATGCGCCGGTACCAGTACCAGACCGTCTCGTACCGGCCGGTGTCCGGGTCGCGCTCCTCCTGCGGGTACTGGTAACGCTTCTCCATGCGACGCACGGTGAACTGCGAGCGCTCCGCGAACTCAGGTTCGCACCAGCGAGGGTCGTGCACCTCGATGACCGGCTTCCCCTCAATGAACTGGAAGCCGACCGCAACGCTGCCCATGGCGCCGCCGAAGGTGCGAACTTGGATCATCTGCTGCCACAACCGAGCAGAGCGTGCGAGGGTCTGGATGAAGTCCTCGGTCACCGGGTCGCCGTCGATCTGGATGACCGGGTGCTGGTCTTCTGAGAACAGCAGTCCGGTGAAGCGGTCCACGATGACCTTCGCCAGTCCGTAGGGGACGCTGGGCCGACGGAACTCCAGCGGTACGTTCTGCTGGCCGGCGTCCACGAAGCCGGGCGGGATGAAGCCCTTGGAGGAGATGGCCTCACGGGCGAACTGGTCCATGTGCTCGCGCCCTTGCCAGTTGATCTTCCGCCCCTCGTATTGACTGGAGCGGTACCAACTCCACAGCCGGTTCAACTCCTGCGAGCGCTGGGAGAGCCCCAGCCGCGCGATGCGATCGTTGGGGCTGGAGCCGGAGTCACGTCCCCCGAGCTTGCCGGTCACCGCGCCCAGCATCTTGCTGATCATTCCCGGCTGGCGCGGGATTCCGCTGGCCATCGTTCACTCCTTCAGTTGGCAGGCGCCGGTTCGTTGCTCACAACGTACCGCATCCCGAGCCGCTTCGCCTTCTGGAACTTCCGCGCCAGCACGTCGCGCTTGAGAACAGAAAGCTGGTCGACGAACACGTGCCCGTCGAGGTGCTCCAACTCGTGCTGAAGCGCGATCGCGAGCATACCGTCGCCATCGATCTCGATGCGCTGCCCGTTCTCGTCGAGCGCCACCGCACGCACGCGCGCATGCCTGCGCGTCTTCTCGCGGATTCCGGGGAGCGAGAGGCAGCCTTCCTCCACCTCCACCATCTCGGCGCTGCGTTCGACGATCTGCGGGTTGACCAGCTTCACCACCTCGTAGCTCTTGTTGGTGATGGGCTTGTCGGCCTGCAGGTCCAGCTTCTCCACCAAGATGGTCACCAGTCGCAGGGCGAAACCGACTTGCGGAGCCGCGAGGCCGGCACCACCACACACCACCATCGTCTCGGCCATGTCGGTGAGCAGCTCACGCACCTCATCGGTGACCAACGGGACGGCTTCGCACACATGGCGCAACATGGGGTCCGGCCAGATCCTGATTTCACGCTTCATCGCTTGATCGCCTTGCTGGTGTGGAAGCCGATGCCGACCGAGGCAGGCAGTTGGATCGGCTGCCGAGTGATGGGGTTGAGGATGCGCCGCGCCTTCCGCGTCTGCCGATAGAACACACCGAAGTCGGGAACGACGACACGGCGCCCATGAAGCACCTCGTCAGCGATGGTCGCGAACACCAACTTGAGGATGTCGTTCAGCACCTTCCGGGACACGCGCCGATTCCCACGCGGAAGGTGCAACGGCAGCTTGCCGGCCATCTGCGCGGTCTTCAGCAGCTGCGCCCACGTCATTGGACCTCCAGCCGAACCGACTGCGCCGCCGGCGGCGGCAGACACACTTCGCTGACCTGCGTGTCGCTCCGCCTCACCAGTCCGCAGCGCTTGCAGAGCAGCCACACCGGGCGCCCGATGCCGAAGACGGCGCCGCGCTGGTAGGCGATCCACTCATGCGACATGCCCGCGGCTGTACCACGTTCACTTTTCCGAAGCAGCCCGACTCACCGACGCTTCTCCAACTCCGCCAGCAGAGCGTCGGCATGCTGCACAGCGATGTTCGCCGTGCGCACGGGGTCGGCGTTGTAGCCGGCCGACATGATCATCGCCGCGTGAGCCTGCGCAGCGAACTGCGCGCGGCGCTGCTCTCGCAGCTTCTGAATCTCGCCGTTCGCCCACGCCGCGGTGCCGTCGGGCATGCGTTGGGTGAGCGGGATGGGCTCCGCGACTCGCCGCGCGTTGTCGTGCTCCACCGCCTGCCGCAGCTCTGCCTCGTTCATCGGAAAACCAGCCATCTGCACGCTCCTTGCAAGATGCTTCTACGCTTCTACGCTTCTACGCTTCTACGCCTCAACGGCTCACCGTGTCGAGGAAGACGCGCTGCACCTGCACCGAGCCGGTGCGCGCTCCTTCTCTCGCGAACCACGAAGCCATCAACCGGTCGCCGGTGTGTCCTGCGGGGTCATAGTAGAGCATCTCGGTGATCCAGCGGTCGACCTCGGGGTGCAACTTCCCGTCACCGGAGGGGATGATCCACTTCCCGTTCGCCATCTCGGTGGCGATGCTCTCCACGCCGAACTCCGGGTTCGCCTTGTTCCGGCCGGTGGTGTGCGCCTGCAAGGGAATGGCGCTGACGTTGCGCGCGAACTGGAGGATGAAGTCCTGCGCAGCGTTGTTCTCGACGCGGACGATCGAGAAGAAGCGGCGATGGTTGTCCAGCATGCGGCCGACGATCTCCGGGCCGGTCCACTTCCCGCTCTCGATGTTGAGCACCTCACGATCGCCGTTGGGATGCACCGCGATGGTGAACAGCACGGTGAGGTCAGCACTGCTGTGACGCTGCACCGCAAGGTCGACGCCCGTGTACGTGCGGATGCCGGGAGGCAGCGCAGCCAGCGCGCGGCAGAGGAACTTCCCGCGGCCTCGCTCAAGGCAGCGATCCACCCACTCCTTCTTGAAGCGCGACTCGCTGTCGTCGCGCGCCACGCACATCATCTGACGGGCGAACTCCAGCGGCCCAAGCTCCACCTTCTTCCGAGCGAGACGCTCCGGCGGCCAGCGATCGGGCCACCGCGGCGTCACCCCGTCCTCGTGAAGCGCCGGGTACCTGAAGGCTGACCAACCGGGTGAGCGAGCGAGCCGGTGGAGAAAGTCATCCGGGTGGTAGGCGGTGCCGACGACGATGACACGCGCCTTCGACGTGAGACGGCCTGAGAGGGTGGCGTGGTACCAGTTCCACAAGTCTTCACGCCCCGCCGGGGTGCGCGTGTTCTCGTAGTCCAGCATGTCGTCGAGGATGAGGTAGTCGATGCGGGCGCCGGTGATGTTGCCGTGGATGCCAGTGGCCTGCACGCTGGGGTCTTTCGCCACGGTGGGGCGCTGGACGAACAGCTGATGCCCCGTCCAAGGACTTCCCTTGTCAGGCATCAACTTGGGGAAGACGCGCCGCAGCTCACTGCTTGACTCGATGTACTTGGCGATCGTCCTGACGATCTTGCCGGCCTGCTCGTGGGTGTTCGACACGATGCAGACGCGGGCGTTGGGGTTGCGCCCGAGCGTCCAGAGGGTGCGCCCGATGGAGATCTGCTGCGTCTTGCCCGACTCGATGTGACTCCAGATCAGGAGTCGGTCGTGTTCCTCGGCCTTGTGGTGCCAGTCGGACTGCACCGGGGACTGTGTGATGGCGTGCCCGGTGGACTCGTCCCGCAGCACGTACTCCATGAAGGTGTCCGCGTCATGCCGGGCGATCTCGACTTGCTTCTGATCGAGCGTCTGCACCGCCTCCAGCGTCGTGGCGTCAGAAGGCTGAAGGGACGTGGGCACCGTGGGCGCCGGGTTGGCCATGCCTCCGTTCTACACCGGCACCCGGCCGTTGTCGCAGCGTCGACTCCGCCTGCCAGCA